TTTCTTTATCAAGCATGTACCCGTCGCTAAACGACCAGCGTACATTAAGGACATGCTCCAGATGCATGCCGCGGTGTATTTACAAACTGATTATACTTCATTTGAAGCCCTATTCACCAGGGAGCACATGCTCGCTTGTGAGATGGTTTTATATGAGTATATGTCCCGGAACTGTCCCGGTGGGAGAGAGTGGTACAAAGAAGTTGAGGCCACACTCACCGGTAAGAACGTTTGTGTCTTCAGTCAGCTCGGAGTAGAGATCCCGGCGACCCGTATGTCGGGGGAGATGTGCACATCATTGGGCAACGGATTTTCTAATCTGATGTTCATGCTGTACACTATCCACCGATTGGGCGGGGATTTTCGCAAGGTTAGAGGTGTTGTCGAAGGTGATGACGGGTTGTTTGTCGCTCCCCGTGCTCTAGTCCCTTCGAAACAACAGTTCGAAGAGCTTGGACTGAAAATAAAACTCGAGCCATATGACGACTACGCTCGTGCATCCTTCTGTGGTTTGGTATTTGTACCAGAGGATTTGATCAATGTGACTAACCCCCTTAAGGTACTAGCGACCACTGGATGGTGCCCGTCCTTGGATGCGATGAGCGGTAGTAAGAAGAAAGCGACATTGCTTAGGGCCAAAGGTATGAGCATCATCGCGCAGTATCCAGGCTGCCCTATTTTACACTCTTTCGGGAGGTATATTTGTAGGGTGACCCGGAGTTACGATGTGCGAAGGCTCTTAAATGATAGGAATACTTCATGGTGGGATAGAGAGAAGCTTTTGGATCTTTTATCTACAAAAGTGGATGTTATAAACCCAGTGAAGATACCTATGGCTACGCGGAGACTCATGGAGGTGGAGTTTGGAGTTAGTGTGGAAATCCAGGAACGTTTAGAGAAGTACTTTGATGGACTCGAAGATTTGGAGCCGATTGAACCCGAGCTCCTGGAACATCTCTTACCACGTGAATGGAAAGTACAGTGGGACACTTACGTTCAAGACTTCTACCAAGGTGAGTATATAGGCCCGCGTGATGCTCATCTAGTGGATGTGCCCGATGACCTACCAGAATTTGTTGTTTGACGCGCAGAATATCAAACATAGCTAGGTTTCGGACACCTGCGGGATCCAAGAC